TATGACTCCCAATCTCACAAATTGCGGTAAGTAGCTACTAGCTTCCACTCTAAAGTTTAAATAACAAAGCCCCTCCAGAGTTACAGTCCTTCGGGGCTTTCGCTTTTTTATATTGTTTTCCGATACCTGTAACATATCTAGTGCAATACTAAATAGTAATATTAACATAAACAAACCTGATTCCCAACGTGGGAATGTGAGTACCAATATGGGACATTAACCAATATGGTAATTAATCCCAATTTGGAACTAATTGCTATTTATTTCTTATATTTGGAATTAAAATACCAAAATGGGAAGTAAGCAGTTCTTTAATACGCTAGATTTCAAGGCAGAAATACAAGATGTTGACCTGAGTAAGCGTACAGTGACAGGCTATTTCTCCAAATTTGGCAATATAGATGCAGACAATGACATCATTGTAAGCGGTGCATTTGCCAGAACGATTAGGGAGAACGGCCCGGAAGGTAAAAAACGTATTAAGCATCTCAAAAACCACAATCCTAATCAAATGATTGGAAAAGTGGTTGAGCTAAAAGAGGATAGCACAGGATTATTTTTTAAGTCTATAATGAGCACTAACTCATTTGGCAAAGATGCCCTAATTGAATATCAGGAAGGGCTTTTAACCGAACACTCAATAGGGTTTATCACTTTGCAATCAGATCGAACCGATGACGGCATAAACATAATTAAAGAGATTAAATTATTTGAGGGTAGTGCTGTTACCTGGGGCGTAAACGAAGAGACCCCGGTGGTTAGCATTAAGTCAATGACATTTGTAGAGTTATCGGAAGAATTAGAATCAGTATTAAAATATTGCAAAGTAGGTGGTCTTAGTGACGACCTAATGCAAAGCGTAGAAATAAAAATCAGGCAGATACAGCAAGAAATCTCAGAACGGAAAGAGGTCGCCATCAAAGAAGAGGCACCAGCAACCCCCGAAGTAGACTTATTAGCTATTTTCAATAAAGGATTTAACAAAACATAAAATGGATTTAAAACAACTTGAAGAACAAGTAAAAGAACTTGGCGTAAAAACCGCTGAAGTTTTAGAGAAAGCAGAGGGGCAACATACCGATAATAAGAAAATGTCCGAGGATACTAAAAACGAATTAACGGGTTTAGTATTGAAAGAGCACGAAGCCAACGAAAAATTGGTTAAGCACATGGAATTATTGCAAAAACAATGCGATGATTTAGACACAGATTTGCAGAAACGCAAAGCAAACGATCCGGTAAAAAAAGAATCATTCAAAGATGTGTTACTGGGATTAAAAGACAATGAAGGCTATAAAGCATTTATAGGAAGCGACAGAAAGGCGTTTAGCCTAGAATTGAAAGCCGACATGTTAACAACTACTCATTTCACAGATGCAGTAATTGAACCAGACAGAGTATTAAGTACTCCAGTATTTTCACCTGAAAGAATGGTAAGAATGCGTGACTTAATACCTGGAGGAACTATGAGTGGGGGCAGTATTTCTTATCCTCAAGAGGGCAGTGTGGTAGATAATACCGCAGCCGTTGCAGAGGGAGCAGCTAAACCACAAAATGAATTTCCAGTAGCTCAAATTGAGTCTTTAGCCAAAAAGATAGCCGCTTATGTGCGGCTATCTGATGAGGCACTAACTGATGTTCCTTTTATGGCTTCTTATGTGTCACGTAGATTGATAGATAAATTGAAGAACGTAGAGGATGCTCAAATTCTTTATGGATCAGGAATAGGGGCTAATTTAGATGGCATATTTACTCAGGGAACAACATTTGCAGGCACCTTATTGAATCAACCTAAGTTTGACGTACTAAGAAAAGCAATAGGCGAGGCCAGAGGTGCTGAGTTCTTTGCTAACGCCATTCTTTTAAATCCTGCCGATGCGGTTTTACTTGACATCGAAAAAGGGTCTGATGACCATTATTTACGTCCTCCATTTGTGACGAGCGTAAACGGTAGAATGTTTATAGGTGGTGTTCCAATTATAGAGAACACATTTGTTACGGTAGATGACTTTATAGTTGGTGACTTTAACATGGGAGCACAATTGTTTGACAGAACGGGCGCAAACGTTCGATTCTTTGAACAAGATGGCGACAATGTTGTTGAAAACAAGATCACTATTAGAGTGGAAGAAAGATTAGCATTAGCGGTGTACCATGTAGGTGCATTCATTAAGTCTGATTTTGCAACTGCTACAGCATAGAGTATGCTTGGTTTTGAGGGGTGGCAATTCAGTCATCCCTTTTAACCAATTAATTATAATTACAATTTAAACAAAAACAAAATGCAAGCGAATCAAAATTTTTATCACAATAACGTGATGTACCGAACAGGTCAAAATGTTGACATTAAAGACATGGCAGAAGTTAAAATACTTAAAGACAAAGGTATTATCGTAGATAAGTACGAGAAGCCAAAAGCCAAAGTGAAAGCTAAATCCGAGTAGTATGATACATTTAGTAGCTATACGGAACTTCAATTATGGTGGCAAAATCGTAAAACAGAAGGATGATAAATTTGAGGCTATAGAAATTGATGCCAAAAGATTAATCATTATGAATTTGGCTAAAAAAATTGATAAGTCACACAAAGAAATGACTAAGAAGCAATGAATCTAGGGGCAGATGTATTGAATTTACCAAAGGGGCTGGTTTTAAAAGTGACTATTGCACCAAAGGAAGAGGCAGCGTCACTTAAAACAGCGCAAACATTTGCCCGAATAGATACGGGTGCCGATGATGGATTGTTAAAAGTTCTAATGGCTTCAGCTACCGAAAAGGTCGAGGCCTATATTAATAGAAAGCTAATAGACCAAACCATTGTAGCACATTGGGAGGTTGGGGCCGACAGAATTACTTTGCCATTTGGAAATGTTCAAAGCGTTACAAAGGTGGAGATAGGCCAAACGGACGGAACATTTATAGAGGACACTACATTTGTTTTAAAGGCCAATACTGTTTATTTAACCAATTCAATTGAATCAACTAGCAACGATGTACGGATTACTTATATCACAGGTTTTGGTGATAGTTCAGATAAGGTTCCTGCCATTATTAGGGAGGCTATTTATAAAATGATAGTAACTTCTTATGATAACCGGGAGGATCTAATAATGGGTGAAAGTGTTATGATGATGCCCAACAGTTCTAAACGAGAATTAGCCCAATTTATTAATTATGAGAGCTTCTGATTTACGGCATAGGGTTTTACATCAAGCCCCAGGCTTTACAGATGACCTTCAGGGCGGTCAGGGCACTACATGGGTAGATATTAAAACAATATTCGCAAAGATTGAGCCCCAAACGGGTAGCGAGGTATTGGAACAGGGCAAAATTGCTGGAGCTAGACGGTTTTTAATTACCGTTAGAAACAAGGATATTAACATAGACCGCAAGGATAGGTTAAAATGGGGGGATAGGTTTTTATACATTGAAACTCCCATAAACCCGGACGCGGTCTTACATTGGGTTACGTTTGATGCATTTGAAAGGGTAAATTAAGATGGCTAAAACAATTACAGTTGAAGGAATAGATAAGGCCATCAAGTTAATGAAAAGATATGATAAACAAGTGGCTAAAACGATTGATACCGAAGCCAAAAAGTTGGTTTTGAATATTATATCCGATGCCCAAAGGGTTGCGCCAGTAGATACCAATAATTTAAGGTCGATGCTAACCGTTCAAGTTAGGCGAGGGTTTTATAATGCTGTGAGTGGCGCTAATTATTCTATTTATGTAGACCCAAAACAGCCGTATTTCTTGGTTCATGGATTAAAGAAGGTAGCTAAATTTATAACAAAGGTTAGAGGTATAATTAAGGGATTATGATTAACACAGGAGGCATTATAATGAAGGCATATATAAGCGCATTAAGCGGTATAAGCGCACCTGTTTACTTTAGTGTACCTAACAATCAAAAGTTCCCTTATGTTCTTATAGAGGACATAGACGAGCGTGGTGGGGAGGATGTAGCTACCCGAACAAAGCAAAATAGGAATGCTACTGAGGTTGATGTGGTTTTAAGGGTTGTTACCGGGTTTACTTCTGGTGGTGGGGCCAAAGATGCGGACGACATAGCAACGGAGATACTAGCTATTGTATTGCCTTCAGACCCATTGACAAAATTAGACTTCAGCCCGATTGAAAACGTAACAGCGAGCTTTGATAGCTCAACTTATACCAGGGAGTTTAACGACACCCATACAATTATTGTAAAAGAAATAACAATCAAGCATTTACTATCACAACCATGACAGCAATCGAAGGAATCATATTATTAAACTTGTTAATTA